CTAATCCAGAAAAATGGCTCTGTAAATAAAAAACCCCTTCCCAAATTGCTTGAGAAGGGGGTAACTTTGTTTTGCGACAAACAACGTGAGATCACTCTGGCATTATCGGCCACGAAATTCAATCACGTTATTTTAGCAGATCCCAGGATTTTAGACCTCAACTGGTTAACCCAGGTCTAAGTACCCCTTAGAAATAATGGGAAAGCTAACGCGCCTGCTTTGATTGGTAACAATCTCAATTGGTGTACTTGGTTTTTTTGATGACAAGCGAACTAGGGGCGGAAAGGATGCCGCGTTCAGCTCTAGGGATATGGCCTCTATGAAGAACGGAAACGTAAAAACATAGAGAGGGCGGACCACTGCCAACGCGATCAAAAAGGCTTAGGGAAGTAACACTAGAGCAACATACCTATGGGTTAGGATGACTCTAGAATTTATCCGAACGAATGATGGCCTAGACGTGAAGAGAGACCATAACGTCGGTTTTAGCAGAATGCAGAGTTTTTAAGATGGTGTGCCTTTTGGGGCTTTTATGGGCCACAAGGCACCAGAAGATTAAAGACTGTGTTTCCTGCTAAAAGGGGTTCAACGGATAAATCGAGTAACTGCGGTTCTGGGGTTTGGTACAAAAACCACAGGGCAGGGCGGATGGTCTACTATTCTGTTTTCTCGTTTTTTTAACTGGTTGCCTTGAGCCATAGCTAGGGCTTCATCCAGCTTTGCTGTTGTTGGTGATGTTTCAAGAGTCATCTTGCCGCCTTTTTGAATGACCCCCCACAAAGGCGGACGGCAAGTGCGCTTTGTGAGGGGTTCTCTTTCGAGAAGCTTGTCTGTTGTTAAATTGGATTTGCCGTCCAGTGAGTTCTTTCTAGGGTCTCTTTTGGGCTCTGTAAACGCTTTTTATGGCCTAGCTAATTTTTAGATAGATCCACCTAGAAGTAATAAAAAGTAGATAGATGCTTTGGATATTAAAAAATCCCTTTCAAGATTGCCTCAAAAGGGATTTAATAAGTTTGCTTAGAACTATTGATCACAGAGTTACCTGAGTCGTAACGGAAAACAATAAGAAAATTTAAGCCGATGCCATCCCTAGATCGTAAAACAGGGTTTCAGTCCTCTTTTTGGAAACGGGAAGGGGCAGATTGGTTTGGTGCTGAGTTGGAGATGCCGAAACCTAGCGATAAGTCGCCCGGCTAACCTTGCTTGGATAAGAACCATCGGATGTACAAGCACCTAAAAGGTGTTGCTTCAAGTTTCGCAGGACACCCATCGAGAGATGGAGTTTCCAGGAGTTGGCTTTGCTATTGGTTTGCATTCTCCATGAGCACATACCCGAAAGGGGCTAAGCCTGTGAATCAGGCACCATCCAGGAATGGGGATGGAGCGAGACAAGTTCAACGCAGGAAAAGGGAACAGAGTTAAAATTCGCTAAGCTGCATTCCAAGGAATGGTGGTCTCAGAAGGGGGCGACTATGTCCTAAAATCCTAGAAAAGATAGAGCAATGAAAAGAGAAATGCATCCGCATATGAAAATGAGACAAAAGCAAAACAGAGACAAAGGGATGACTAAAGCGGAGGAAATATTTGCATCCAGATCATTCAAAACGAGGTTGTGGCTTCGTTTCAAGACGGTACGGATGTGACAGAGTTTAATTTTGGCTGTAGCCCTTCAAAGCTTAAGGCAATGTTTTCCGATGCCTCAAACGTCCTTTCTTCCTATTGCAAAGACATTGTTAATGACGATCGAAACGGAGAATTACATGAGTGATATAAACGAAATACAAGAATCCTTGTCGTTGTTTGGCCAAAACACAGAGAAGCCTTATTACGTTGTGAAGCATACAAACGAGCTACGAAGTTTAGCTACTTATGACGCGAACCTAAATATAAATTTCAAACTAAATTCCTATGACGGCCAAGAGACAACTGTTGTAGTTAGTATTGGCAGAGAAGAAACAAAGGTGTCCATGTACGGTGACACTATTCATGGCGGTGAGACTCACTTTTACATCAAAGCAACAAGCAAGGAAGCCGATCAATTCGCTCTAGCCTTGAGCAACACAGTCAATGGGCATTTTTCTAACTAAGGAGTATAATAAAAACCCCAGCCAGGGGGCCGGGGTTTTGGAATTTAGAGATATTTGGAGCGCCGGGGTCGGAATTACACCGCCCCCTCATCCCTGGTCGGGATGCACAACGATAGCTTTGCTTCCGGCGCGTTTAGGATATTCTTTAAAAGAGTCTTTTAATTTGGACTCCAATTCTTTATCGAAAAAATAGACGTATTTATGCTTACCCACAAGTTTTTTTTGAGGGAGTGAATTCATCAGTGATCTACGTCCTTTGAATAGTTCATTTAATTTTTGATCGTTTCGCCATTTACCTCTAAAAAACCATTGTTTACATGCTGATGAGAGTCCAAAATACTTCCAATTTCCGCCCTGATAAATACCGCCATGATGACCGACGTTAGAATCAGCGAAAGAAACGACTGCTTTTAAAAGTGGATTTTTCTTTTTTAGAAACAAAAACGATACTTTAATTATTCTGGTGACTGGTGACTGGTGACTGGTGAGAGCAACTCTTGTCAATTCTGCGGCCGAAAACTGATCTAGTCCTAAAAAATTAAAGACTGAATTACCTGATGAATTTCCGATCATCACAACGCCAATATATTTACCATTCTCCCATACTCCCATTTTGTTCTGTTTTGATTTTGGCGTACATTTTGAATAGTGCCAATTCTCACACGCGAATTTCGCAGCTTCGTGAGTCGCCCAATCTATTTTTAGATCAACCTTTTGGGACAAATGATTCTCCACAATTAGGGCATTCAACTGGTTTTTTTTGATCAAGTTGAGCTTGGTCTGACTCGTCTCCTGGCTCGAAATTGATATCCCCTAGAATACCACTCAACTCCATCCCCTCGAACCCGAGTCGTTCTAGATCCATTCCTTCGAGTTTGAGCGTCTGAAGGTCAAATTTCAAGAAATCCAGATCCCACTCAGACTCATTGAGTTTGTTGTCAGCTATCCGAAGCGCCTTGATCTCCGACCCCGATAGGTGATCCAGGACCACGCAAGGGACCATCGTCATCCCTAGTTTCTTGGCGGCCTCAAGGCGGCAATGCCCAAAAACCACAACCTTGTCCTTGTCGATGCCAATGGGAGAGGTGAATCCAAACTCAGCGATAGAACCGGCGACTTTGTTGATCTGGTCGTCACTGTGTTTTTTTTGGTTCTTTACATATGGGATGAGATCGCCAACCGGATAGTCGACTACCTTTAATTTCCAATCTTTCATTCAATCTCCTGAAATTCAATCGTGATGCTTGGCTTGTCTGAGTAGACCTTAAAACAATGTAGGTCCACAACCTGGCAATCATCAAGCCACAATATACCATTCGCGGCATCGCAGACTGCTTTCACAAAGTTGTCAAGGTCCCCCACGTGCCCGTCAGGATACGTGCGCTTTGAGGTCTTTGGTTTTTGAAGCGCAAAGACAATCTTGCACGCTACCGCACCAGCAAGAGGCGGACCCTTATAGTGGGTACGCATCAGCCATGAGCACTGATTCTCGAATTGGCGGGTCTTAACCGGAGTGAACACAACTCTACCGCTCAGGCGAGGGCGTCCCTTAACCACGGGAGTGATGGGCAAAACTATTGTGTGGGTCACCTAGCTACTTAGCTTCTCTAGCAATCAAATGGTCAAGCTTGTTTTCCATGCGCTCTAGCCGCCGCTCTAGCTGGCTACGTGTCTCTTTGGAGAATTCCTTCGTTTCAAATGTCGCGTGAATGTACGTAATCATCGAAATAGCAGCGGCAAGCGTGGCTCCGATCCATGCAATCCATTGCGGGATGTTGAACGGGTTAACTACATGGCTAGCATCTTGTCTCACTCAAACCCCCGTTCTTCCGCATCAGGGTCCAAGTGTACCACACTTTGTAACGCCTCGCGTTCATATGCAGCTTGTAGGATAGCCCAAGCCTCATGCACAGACATGCGTGCCATCCCTCGGTGCCAGGTCTTACAACCAAGCACGTAGGTCTCGTAAAAGCTTTTAAAGTCTACTCCAGACATGCAGAGCATTTCGTCAATCGCTGGACTATCGCACCGGATGATTTCTTCACTCTGTTTTCTGCTCACCCCGGCGTTCGCTGAGTCGCCTGCGTATATCTTGCCATCCCACCTAGGGATCGTAGTCCTGCACGCGCTTACAGAGGCGACCAGAGCGATTATAGGAAGGATTAGTCTCATGGTCTGCCACCTGGTTTGAAAATGTTTTCGATGTCAGTGGTATCTTTGGTGGATGATGCCTTACCGATAGCCCGCGTCATTTCTGCGAGACGCTGCTTTCTCTCAACCTGAGAGGCAAGGCCTGAAATCGCCTCGATAGCTTTTTTAATTAGCCCGATCAATTCAGGCAGGTTTGAGAAAATTAGGCCAAGCGTTGCTAGCATCATCCACCCCCTATCAGTGGCGCGTTGCTTGAAAGGTTAACTTACACCGCGCGTTACTCTGATAGCGAAATCTTATCCTTTGAGATGAGTCTCAAGAGGATGTTCAACCCAGCAAAGAAACCAAGTGTAATCTCAGCGTGTGAAGCCAACCACGAGCTAGCTGGCGGGTACACAAGAGCCAACACAGCACCAACCAAATTCAACCAAATAGTCTTAGACAACCAAGGCTTTTTCGTTTCAGGCATAAAGTATCACTCATCCTTTCAGTTACGAATACGTTGAAGTTCTTTTAATACTTTATCAACATAATCTTGATTACGATACTTTTCACCTGTCACTTTGATGGCACTACCTGCGTTGTAGCTTGCAATTATATCTAGCTCGTTTGTGTAGCGTGCCATTTTGCGCCTCAATACCTTACAGCCAATCGTGAGCGCGTTTTCAGGTTCACACATTTCGGTTAGCATTCCCCTAAACCCAACCTCGCGGCATACCGTACCCATGACCTGAGTTAGTCCCCAAGACATGCGTTGCATCTGTCTTTCTGTTAGCTCTGTGATCCCGTGAATGCGCGCCCACTTATCCGGTAGTGAGAAATAAGCAAACGCTGGCTCGTACCGCACAACCCATGGGTTCCATCCACTCTCAGCAGTGACAATAGCAGCGAGCAAATCGGTATCAACCCCGTTTGCCCGCGCAATCTCAAATGCTAATGATTTAAGTCCGTCTGTAGTAATCATCGCCTGGCCGTACAGACCCATTCTTTTGGGTCATCGCAATCATTACACAAAACTGGCTCGCAATCCTTCACAAGTACCCGGAGAGTGCAGCTTGAGAGCATCGAGGTGAGGATAATCAGTAGTGTGTATTTCATCGGATCACTCACTGATGCAGTAAAGCACTGAAATGTTTGCAGGACGGGTTTCAGAGCCAGTCCTTGGGGTACCGTTTGCTCCATCGTTTGTAGGGCTTCCAACCGTAACCGCTCCTAGTCCAAAATTTGGTCCGCCCGCAATAGGCGTTGAACCAACTACGATCGAATTATTTGAGGATGCAGAGTGAAAGTGACCTTGCATAAGGTCTCCCTGCGTCGTCCCCTGCGAACCTGTGTAAACTATTCCGGAGATAGTTTGTGAACCGTGACCTCTAAGAAATACCCCGCGACAATCGGGTAAATTGAACGTAGTTGATCCATCGCCAACGCCGTAAGTTGTCCCGATAGCAGCAAATAGGTTTGCATATGTAGTTCTTGAAACTGCAGAACCATTACATGCTAACCACCCAGTAGGAGCGGTAGTTCTAGCGAATGCTGCTATCATTCCGGACACACCTGGACCAGTTAGGCCATAAGTGAAACTAGGTGCCCCTGTGCCAGCTGCGTTTGTAATTGTATTTACTTTTAAGTTGCTCATTTATTTATTCCCTTTCTATTAAAGAACTTTTACTTCACCACCCGAGTCAACCGTTAGGGTTGCTCCGGATGCTACTGTTAACGTATCGACACTGACAAGCTTTGCACCGTTTGAAACCGTATAAGTATCTGGGCTTGAAATTGTCAGATACGGATTAAAAAGAGTCGTACCCGTTGCAACCGTAGTATTGCCAGTCGGTGAATTTGTGGTGATCAGTGCTCCGCCAGCTACAACAGGACCGATAAGCGTTTCAGCCCCGCCGCTTGGGATCATGTATAGCTTGCCATCGGTCTTTGGGTAAATGATCGAATACCCGGCCGCAGGTGCAGAAGGTGCCGCCGCTTTATTTGCTGCCCTAAAGTTTGTGTCAACCTGGATATCCCCAGCAAACCAACCGTCCTTATACTTCACTAGGCTAGTTCCAATGTCGCGCGTGTTGGTCGCATTTGGAACGATATCTTGCGAAAATGTTTTTCCTGATACGGTCTGAGCGTGAGTCGTAGTGAGAATCTCTGCTTCAGCTGCCAAGTCGCCAACCTTAAACTTGGAGGTTGTAGTTGTATCATAAACCAATGACCCCTTGGTGCCAGTTCGGTCAATGGTTAGACCAGCCCCCACCGAACTCGCATCATTTCCGCCCTTATTTAGCGTGACGTTCGGGTCCTCAGAATCAACTGTCGCGGTGTTCAGCGTTACAGTTGTTCCACTCACAGTTAGGTCGCCGTCAACGGTTAAGTTACCGTCAATGTCGGCATTTCCGCTCAAATAAGCGTCTTTCCATCTGACTGCGTTTGTTCCAATGTCCCTTGTGCCGTGTGCCTCGGGTAGCAGGTTCTGAGCAAATGATTTGCCGCTAAGTTGTTGTGAGAGCGTTGTCCCAACAACGGCCCCGGCCCCAACACCATGCACGCCAGTAGTCGCAGTAGTATGAGCTAAATCAGCTGCATCTACATAACTCTTTGTGGTCAAATCATCCGGGCCAACTGGTACGCCAGCCGCAGGAGTAGTAGACGTTTCAGGCCCGACAACGAATTGATACTCTCTAGTTGCCATGAATTCCCCTTTACCAGTTTAGTGAATTGTCATTCACGCCTTTTAGATCATCAAGCGTAATATTGATTGAGCGTAAGCCTTTTTGCGTTTCAATCACAGAAGCTAGGCGCGTACCTTCTGTAATACCATCAAACTCATAACCTGGCATTCTAAGCCGCGAGGTCAAAATATTGTCTGAAACATCAGTTGAAAAAAATCTATTCTTTGTTGAGAAACTAATCACTCCGCGTCTATCTCCAAATATATATGATAATCTTTCTGCAAGCGTCTCGGCATCAGATTGCCTTAATAGGACTGATTCAAAAGTCTGTTGACGTTTCACTTGGTGCAAATAGGTCGCAAGCGTATTTGTTGCTTTAACTGTGCTCACTCCTGATCCGGTCTTTGAAGCGCTATCTTGTGTCTCGCGTGGAGCGTATTCAACGAAAACGTCAGACAGTAAATCCCCATGCTCAAATGAATATTCAAAGCTGTCGCGCTCGATCTCAGTGTCATCAATCGTTTGATCCGGGGTAGTTATCGGTGCAACGACCGTGATTTGCCATTTGTTGTCAAAATTCATGAAGAATCGACCAAGAATGCTTTGCATGATTGATGAAATCACATTCCGGTAAATTGGAAACTGACTAGACCCATCACTAGGTAATGCCATTCCAAGCCCACTTGTTACTGTCCCGGCTAGTGCCACAAGGCTAGTTTCATCTAGCTCGCTGTCAGACACTCCAGCGGTTTTAATCACATCCACGGCAATTGAAATTGGGTTAGTCATGTTTCCAGTTAATGAGTCATTGCCCCCAACCGGATTGCCGTTGATCGTTACCACGTTTTTTTTGCCATACACCCGGCATTGAATGCGGTCATTCGTTGCGCTTAGGGTGTTCATCCCAAGCGTAGTTTCAAACGCATTGGCAAACGTGAACCCGGAAGTATTGCCAGCAAACGACGCTTCCAAGTAGTCGCGCCCATAAAGCGGCTGATACCGAATGTTATTCTGATAAATGACTACATTTCCAACAAACGAACGCTTCACTAGATCGCCGCTTGCCATTGGAGCCGCCAGCGCATCGTGCTCAATGTAAAGACCGCCCGGGTCCACAAGCGTAATGATCTTGTACTCATCCACACCTACCGCCCGATCCAACCACACCGAATCCCCCACTAGGAAACCAGCGGTTGGCATATAGGTCCGAGTCGTCGTGCTGGGTGTAGCCGCTACCGTTGCTTGTGCGCTGCCAAGGTTAGCTTGTCCGCCAAGCACCACAAAGTCACGGTTATCTGAGGATGTCGCGCCATCTGCCACATAGTCGATATTGACCGGGATATGACCTTCCACTAGCCCATAGATCATGCGAATGGGACGCGCATTAAATGCCATGTCAAGGTTAGGAAAGTTGGTTGTCCCATAAAAGGACGCATCAAGTGGATGCCTGAATTCAGACGAGAACACATCGAGGCGGTTATACACTTGAATGTTTACATCTGTACTTGTTGATCGAACGTCTCCCATTGTCCCATAGAACACTCGCCGCACGTTTGCGACTTGAAGCGGTCCAAGCGCATGATATAAAAAGACCTCTGCTTGATGAAATGTCGAATCGTACAAATGCCGATCAAAGACATGGGTTGCGTTTGACAATGTCAATGATGCGGTTTGAACTGGCATAAAACCAAACAGAGAATCTGATACCGACACACTTACCGATGGGCTTTGTTTGATCATCGGCTCAAAATAAACTTCCGTTGATGATGAATCGGTAGGGACACGGTGAAAGTGTGCGTCACTAGTGCCCACATATAGCTCGTAAGCAACAACCATTGTCTTAGTGTTTGGATCAATCGCAACACCTACTCGCACATACAGTGTTTCAGTATCAGCGTCGTAATAGAATGAGTTTGCGCCTAGGCTTGTGCTAGTGCCAGCGCTCAACTCGTCACCGTCCGCCCAAACGCGTACAATTCGACCATAGTCAAAGGCGCGGCTATAGACGCTTCCAGAATATAGTACAAACGTATCCACCACGCGCCGAGGGCGCAGCACCGCTAGGTACTGAGAAGAAATGCCTTCTTGCTCAAGTAGTGACAGGTAGCTCAAAAGTCACTCCCGATAAGGTATAGCTGATATGGTAGCTTATTCATGTTGATCCAGTTTGGAGTCACGCCAGGGTAGAACGGGTCTGGAAATGTTTTCATCCACGCAATATGCGAAGTCGGACTAGGTGAATATCCAGTACCAGTCAAAACGAAATGATAGAACTCTCCTGCGCGAAGTACCGGGTAGTCAAAATCAAACCAGATTTCTTTTACACCATTTGCAAGCGTGTGAACGTCGGCCTTCAACTGCACGTTTGTTGAAGTAAACAGGAGTTTACCCTTATACTTTTGCCCTGAAATCTCCCTATTTGAGTAGATTTTCATGCTTAGGCTAGTGAACGTAGGATTTCCATAAATGATCACCCAAGTCCTACAGGCCTTTAAAACTATCTTTTCAGATGGTTTGATTGGGCAATATAATACACCGTCCGTTAGGTCTGATGTGCTAGAGTAGTATTCACCCCATACAGTCCACATCTACAACTCCTCTCTCAACTGCCAAGTTGTTTGAAAGAAGTTTGGCCGTTCAAGTGAATAGTTTGGCTCTGATTCAAACTTCACAAACCTAGTGTAATAGTTTGCGCTTGAACTGAAAACCCCATCCGGGTCCAGTTGGATGAAAAACGGAATGCCAGTTCCAAAGTCGTCAAACACCTCTAGTAACTCTTCCATTTCCGTCGAGGTAAGCGCAGACCAATCAAGATTGAACGACTGCGATTTCTCGCGGATATCTGAGAAGGTTTGCCCGCCTTCTGAAAAAATGGTTGTAGAGCGGTCAATCGGTGTACTGCTAAACGGAAACTGAACTGCGCCCCTTGTGGGGGAGTAGAAGTTACCCAAAAACACTGATCCAATCTCAACGTACAAATTCGGGTTGTCTCTGTCGATGATTTCAAGCCGCCAATACCTGAGCGCCTCAGTATGCAAACCCGTTGCGCTAGTTAAAAGAATCACCTCGTCATTATAGGTCAATTCCTGCTCATAGCTTGGGCTAGTCCAAACATTCGTTTCGTTCGCTTGCAGCTTTAGCGTTGCACTTGGAGATATCTTGATCGGCGAATTCCTTGGGCCAATGATAGCTAGCGCCTTTGGGTTTGAACTAATCCCCATGTCCCAAAGTAGCCATTCGCTTGTGTGAATGCGTAAGTCGTCCGCCGTGTAGGTAAGCGCACCGCTTAGGTTCAACGTCGAATCAAAGCCAAGGATTTCTGCCATTGCAGTAGAAGAGGTCCAGCGCAATTCAAATATCCCGCCGCCTCCTGTACCATCCGAAGTGATTTTGATTTTTCCTGTAGTCGTATCGAGTGACACCGTGTAGGTCGATGCCCCAACAATCTCTAAAGCTGCCTTAATGCCAGCCAGAAAGGTAGTGGTTGAAGTATATTCGGTAGCCGCAAGGGTAGCCGTTAGATCAACTCCGATGCTCTCCCTAAAGACAATATCACCGCTTCCACTTGGGACATACCAGTATCCATTGGACCGCCACACCTTAGAGCGCCGTTGCTTGTTGTAGATATTGAGCACTGGAAACGCCGTTTGTTCACTTGATTTGTAAGAATTGAACACAACGTCCGTATCAATAAAGTTGTCATTCCAAACGCGCACGTTGCTCATACGGTTCTAAACCCCTGTCTGTTAAGTGACACTAGAGTTTCGGCTAGCTCGCGCTCACCAACCTTGATCACGATTGAGAGATTCTTTTCATTGGACCTACTCAAGATTCGCTCAAGTCGATCAGCGTCTATACCGCTAGAAGTCCCTTGCTTTTGATCAGCTAGGAAGCGCTGCAATTCGCCAGTCGTGGACCGATCAACTACTAGCTCCCCACTTGTCAGGCTTGCAGGGAAATTGTCAGACATAAACCCATTCGGTACTTCACCCCCACGCGCTAGCTTCACTGGCGGGATATCAACAAACGGTATTAAATTTAGCAGCTCAATAAATGAATTGATAATTCCTTCAACGATGCCTTTCACAAGTTGGAAGGCAATGTTTGGCGCGTTTTCTATCAACCCCCTGGCGAATGCGATTGCAGCTTTTGGCATAACCGAAGAGAGTGCGGTAATGATCGGGCCAATGTTATTCACAATGCCATTGATGAATGCGAAAATAATATCTGGTACGCCTTCAACTAGGGTCACGATGATTTGAGGCAGAGCCTTAAATAGATTGTCAAAAATCTTAGGTAGAGCATCAATAATGTTTTGAAGTCCCTTAGCTAGAAAATCTCCACCAGTAGCTAGGCCAGTTACAATCTGCCCAACTACTTGCCCGATCCCTGGCACTAGATATTCGGTAACCGCACCGATCAATTGACCCGCACCTCGAGCCGCGGCCTCTTCTGCCTTCTTTGCATTCTCAAGAATGCGCTTATCTAACTCCTCTTGTAGATCAAAACGCTTCTTAGCAACGTCCTCTTCTAGCTTGATTCTAGCTGCAGCAATCTCAGCCTCTAGTTGTTTGCGCTTTGCTGATACGGCCTCTTCTATGTCTTTAGCGTTTTGAATCTTTTGGTCTTGTATCTGTTTTTCAGTATCGAGATTTAATTGCAGCGATTCATCGGCAAGTTTCTTTGCTGATTCTGATTCAATCTGAACCTTTGCAGCATTCAGTTGATCAAGTGTGATTAGCCCATTCTTGTAGTCTGCTTCCTTTGCGGCTAGATCATTAGCAAGTTGGGTCTTTGATGCTTGCTCAATTGCCTTTAGCTTTTTCGTTTGCTCAGCATTGATATTAGCTAGTTTCTTTTTGCCCTCTTCATCGGCGGCAAGTCGCACCAAATCAAGTTGAGCCGAAACCTTATCCTCAAGTCCCTTGATAACCTTTTGACCTTCGGCTTCAAAATTACTCAGGATTGAAGGGATGCGCGCTTTGAATTCTTGGAGGTCTCTGTCTGCCTTTGCAACGTCAACGCTGATAGAAATGGTCTGCGAAAATGCCTCTAGCGCTTTAGTGACAATCTCTTTCAAGACGCCTGTAAACTTAATGCCCTTCTCGGTAGCATTCTGCATGGAGTCGGCAATATTTTTGCCAGCCGTTGCACCTGCGTTGCCTGCCTGTTCTACGCTTGTAGAAATGCCTTTAAATGTATTTTCTACCCCGGCAAGCTTCCCATCGAGGGATGCAAATGATTCTTTTGATGTTTTAGCGGCAACAGTCGCAGACTTACCTAGTGACTCGACTGAAGCCCCTACAGCGTTAACTGCAGGTGCAAGATTTACCGCTTCACGCATTTGGTCAAGTTTAGAAACTACGCCAGTGATCCCTTCATTTGCTTCTCGCAGTTCAGCGGCACCATTTAAAGAATCAAATGCATATCCGGCCGTGATTGTATCTTTCCCGATTTGCCTGATAGAATCTGACAACTCATCTGCATTGACACCGATTGTTTCTAACGCGGCACTAGCCCCAGGGATTTTAAGCAATAGCCCAAGAAACTGCTCAAACACCCCGATGATCACGCTTATCGGTCGCACTAGTGCAGCTAGCACTACTCTAACTACACCTAGTTCCAGGAGTTGAGCCACAAACTCTACTACAGTAGTGGTCGCAAGTAGTAGCGTTTCACCGATCAGAATGAATAATTTGGCAATTGCATTCACAGAAGTCTTTACAGCCTTGAACTGTAAAGCGGCCCCTACCGCTTCAAGAAATGCCCCTGCTAACTCGGTGACAGCAGAATATAATGGCTCAATTTCTTTGAGCATCGCGCGAATTACTGAAACAACCTTTGGCAGTAGCGCGGTAAATCCTTTAACGGTGCTCGTCACTAGATCACTTACGGCTATTTTGTTGTCATTTAAAAACACCTGTAGTCTGGTCAATGCCGCACTAAATCCACTGATTGCAGCTAATACAGCCGGGTTTTGCGTGATGAATTCACCTATTGTAGAAAGCAACGCTTGGAATTTATTTGATGCTTGTTGGGTAGCCCCACCAAATGTAGATGCAATAGCTTGCGCGGCACCGCTGAATTTCTTTTCAACTAGGTCAACTGCTCCGCCTGAGAGTAGCTGAATCTTACTTAGGTCTTTGAATGAAGTACCTAAGTCGTCCAGCTTGCCGATTTGACCGCCTAGTGACTTAGTTAGTTTGCCAACCGACGAATCAAGTGAATCGCCAGTGACAGCCGAAAGGTCTGTTGCTACTTTTACAAGTCGCTTAGCTTCTTCATTTGACAACCCAAATGCTTTAGCTTGTGCAATCTGGGCAAGAATCACATTGCGGCTTACCGCTGTAGAATTCTCAAGTGACACCGCAAATTTCTGCATGTCGTCGGACGCAGCTTTTGAAAAGTCACCTGATAGCTTCAACGCAACTTGTAGCTTAGTAAACGCATCTTCTGATTCTTTTGCTGCGCTTGTAGCGTTCTCCAATCCTTTGACAAGTGCTCCACCTGTCACTACGGCTACAGCCGCAAGTGCTACGGCAGTAACAGCACTAAATGCGCGCTCAACGCTAGCAAGTGATTTAGAGGTAGCCGCAGAAAAAGACTCAATGGCTTTTATGGCCGATTTAGTGTCAACGCTAACGTCAAATTGAAAGTCGTTTGCCATTAAATCCTATCCTTTGGATTTAGCTTTGCGCTTGCGTTCCGCTTCCGTTGCCTTGTCGTACTCGTCACCTATCAATACAAAACATTCTGCCTTGAAATTACTTAAACCGCTAGTGTTGAACGTGTACCCAAGAGAGGCAAGCCGCTTCCTATAAAAATATTCTACTAGTAACGGCTCAACCTCTTTCGATACAGTCCTACCGCCACACGCAGAGCGAACCCCTAAGCGTATGGCGGAGGTTAGTTTTTTCCTGGCCTGATACCCCCGACCATCAATGCCCCAACTTCCATCAAAACAGTGTCGCAGATTGGGTCCATTACCATCTCATCAAATGATTTGAATTCTGCACCACTAGGAAGGTGCTTCAAATCCACTTTGATATAATGGGCTTTTGAAAGTTGGACAGACTTCCGAATTGCCTTCAATTGTCTCATCTTACTTTCAACCGAACCGTCCGACTGTGCATCAAATCCAGTCGCTTCAAGATATTCAAAGCGCTCATCAAACGATGGCGCCTTGAGCGTCACTGAACCGATGAATACTGCATCATCACCTTTTGCTTGCGTTGGAGCGTAAACGACTTCCATTAATTGCCTTTCTTTGAATCAGAGGAAACCAAGGTATACTTCACCTGCTCCGCTTGCCACAAACGCCTTGAGACTCATTTCAAGAGTCACTAAGCCATCGGTATCAGTCAGAGTGTGTGAAGAGATTGTTGCAGCTGGCAGATACAAATAGCCAGACTTTCCGGCTTCAAGATTACCGCCAGACTTAGATCCAAACACCCACAAGAATGAGGTAGTTTGGCTTGACCTGAAGCGCTTGAATTTCTCGACATCGTATGTGCTAAGGTTGGCTACCAGATCAACGGTAACTTCTCGGGAAGTGATCAGAGAACCCGACTTGCCGCTTTCTGAACACATCGAAAGAACGTCAACCTTCTCATCTGCCAAACTCATCGAGATTTGCTGAACCGATACACAAGCCGGGTCAACGTCCGAAGCATCACCAAGTAGGATTTGATTGTCCTTGGCAACGAGTGGGTTTGAATTGTCGAATGCTGGTGTATGCGGTGCGGTGATTGTGGCCGCATTGTCGCTTGTGTATGTCAATGCTCCAGTGTCATCCGAAGCAGTCAAGAAACCAATCTTGTCGCCTACGGTGTTAGCAGCGTTCGCGCCAGTGTTCCAAAGGAGTGACAAAGTCGTTCCATTGGATGCAATGGTGTACTTCCCAGTAGTGCTAGAATAGGTCACTGTGAATGTATTTGCAGACCCAAGGGAATTCATCGAGCTTGCCAATGCATCTGCTAGCTCTACAGGGTCACGGTACATTTTAGCAGTGATTGTAGCCACTCTAGTAGTCACGTTGTCCAAAAAGTCTAGCTTTGTGTCAGTCGCGCCAATCTCAACTGGGTTGAAATAAAACTTGATACCAGACATTGCGAATGAGCCGTTGATTAGCTCGCCTGAGGAAGCTTCGATACCCATCTCTGTAACTCTTGCGCCAGCTGCAAGCTGAACCGCTCCGCCATTGCCCCTGTAGTCCCACACGCTCATGGAAGGATGGCTAGAATCGGCTGGCTTGTATAGTACGCATTTGCCTAGGTTCACGCCGGACGCCGGAGCAGTGCCAGCATTGAGCTTGAAACCCAAAGTCAAATCATCGCCGGATACCGATAGAACGGGACGGATTTTGTAACCATTCGTTCCATCTTTGATCAGCAATCCTTGGCCTCGCTGAAAGTTAACGCCTTCTCCGGTATCAACCTTAACCACTGATACAGTAGATCCTGCCACGGTGTCGTATTGAGTAGCTGCTACAGCCTTGGCACCTAGGGCGGCTTCCATCAGTAGCCCAAAATTTGGCTCTTGGCCCTCCACGCCAGAATGTCGGATATAATGGTTTAGGCTTGCTGTTGGAGATTCAAAGCCCTGGATGGACTTTGCTTTCCCGATTGACCCAGTCAACTCAGCGTTTTCTAGTGTTTCAAAAGTACCCTCAACCGAGAAACCGTCTTGCAATGCAATATAGGACGTTCCACTCGGTGCAACGGGCGTCCCTTCTGTCACTTCTCTTACGATTGCCATTACTGAATTTTTTGTTTGGCTTGCCATCTTAGCTCCTAGTAAAGATTTTCAATGTATTCGATCGAGAATAGCGACCGAATCATCAAAAAAGGTTTATCGTCATTAAACACGAATTCTATCCCTGAATCACTTTCAAATCGAGTTTGAACTACAACGCTTGTCAGCGCAACGCTTGGGTCTTTCTCAACTTCTTTTATGATTAGATATTGGTCCTCAAACAACGCCTTTTCAACGCTAGACTTGTTTGCGGTCATTAGTTCAGATCCAAAATACTTGCGCGTTATGACAACTTCAATGCTGCGCCTGAGTGACAATTGACACGACAATGAGCGGTTAGAGTTGAGTGCACTAAGAAACCTAACGCCTTGGCCTTGTTTAAGAGCTAGCTCAGAATTCTGTTCAGGCGCGTAAGGGTTAGGTAGGATGAAATGATTTGGCAGTACAACCGCTACCCTAGCCTTCAGCGCATCGTATGCGTCACTTGCTTTACTCATCGCCTGATCACCACGGTTGAAACATCACGCTCACTTGCGTCTAAGAGTGTGTCTTTGTTCCGATCTATATCGAATATCCAAGCCTCAATAGCCTCATCAAAGTATTTAGCCGCCTTATCTCTAGGCTCCATCCAATCCTTGCCCATTGAATTCATGATCAATTCAGCGCATTTGTGTGCGCTTGCTTCGCGGAATATCTCCCAGTTAAGGATTTGACTTGAAGAAATTAGCTGGCCCTTACGCCTAAGAGCGCGAATTACATACTCAGCCGCCTCATGGTGTTGATCATCCCAATTCGTTTTTGGTTGATACGGCCATTGTGCGAATGCATCCGACCGAATCAAATCAGGCCAAAGGCTACGCAAATCAGTGTCATCAGAGAATTTTTGCCCTACAAATCGCAGTGACGTAGTGCCGGTCAGGTTAGCCGAGAATGATAGCCTGGCCCAATATAGGTCATAAATGATCAGCGACGATAGGCCAGTGATCCCGCTATTTGCGTTTGTGTCCTGCTTCACCCATTGCTCAGACTTGCTCTTAACCCATGATAAATGCCCAGATTGAGCGAGCGTAACGCCCCCAACGTCTGTCTGATCAATCTTGTCTACAGCCGACGCCCATGAGTTACCATTCCACAATTGGACGGTGACAGAAGCGGTAACGGCATTAGGCGACACAACTTCAAAGTATCTGTGATTGAATGGCAGGTCCGATCCTATGTAGAGATAGTCTCCTGACTGAAAATCAACAACCTTAGTGGCCGCTTGCATGTCATTAAGCGCAGCGCTCAGGTCTTTAAGCGTCCCGCCATCATCCCAAATTAGTCGGTTATTATGTATCATTTTCAACCCTCAAGAAAATGTCGGAATTGGCCAAAAGAACCCCCTCAATGATCGAAGGGGTTGAAAACCTAGTCAAATCAGGCAAGCAAACACCAGCTAATGAACTAAACTCTTTCATCCATTCTGCTACAAGCTCAGTGCACATAAAAGCATTCTTGTTTCCGAATGGCCTAACTTTAATGCCAACCTTAGCAAAGCAAAGAGAAACGGCATGGCCAAGCATTCCAACTAGGTCATATGCTCTGTGTCTGTACTTCATGGATACTAAATCAAGTGCTTGCTCGGCTTCCTTCTCAAACCGAATCACCCTAAACCTATCAAGGGCTTTGTAATGGTCTTGAAAATAGCTAAACCAATCTGGAACAACCCCATAAATGAACGCGTGCACCAACCATTCGCTATCAGCTCCGCCATACCTTAAGGCTGTATGAGAGAATCTACCCCCACTCAGGTACATGATCAGCTTTGATAGCGAGGCAGACCCGCGAGCAAGTATGACTTCCATTATGCCATGTAACTTTCCATTTTGATCAACACTTCTGTTGTATCGCATTGGGCATGATCCGCAATGAACCGAATTTTATTAGTATGGTAAACCGCGTTGTAACTTAAGAGTTTGACTGTACGCCCATCGGCGTGAACTGCCTCGCGTGAATTATAGAACTTAAGATTCACGCCTGAGCCCATGACTTTAGAACCGCCGCTATTGTATGGCACATCTGGCACCGCTACTACTCGCACTCTGAAATTGCTTGTAGGACGATCAAGCGCCCGAATCTCGCCGCCAATGATTTCATAGTCACAATCTGGCTCCCAATCTAGGACAGTTCTCACGCAATTTGCCAAAGCATCGCTTGCGTCCGAGCACTCTACATAAGCAGAATCAACTAGCTTGTAACATTTCACTGTGGCCCAGCCATCGACCATCGTTTTGGTTTTTGAATGCTGCACTACTGGATTACTGGCCTGGAATTCCATGAAGCAATTGAACTGTGTCCAGCCTTGTTTGGTTATCTTGGACCGTTGAAGCACAGCTCCATCAGCATCTCTTGGCTCTTTGGGTTTGTTACAGTTAGCCTTGTAGCTTGCCTCAAACTCATCAAGGTCCGTTGTGTCACTAGGATTTTTTGGCATGTAGTGCGACAATTCGGCGTAGTCATCACCCACAATCAAGTCATAGTGAGAATCGAATTCTATATATTGAATTGAAGCCGACCTAGATGCCGCGAATTCTTTTAACTTAGCCCAAGTAGTTTTGATCCGTTCCACTTGTCACTCCTTGGTCAGAATAAATAATCCGGCTTGTATTCTTTTGGATGCAGCGCCAGCCGTTCTCTTCACATACCATTCCAGTGATGTTGAAAATCTGACTGGAAATCCAGATGGGCAAACCCAAATAAATCTATCATGTTCTTCGAGGCTTAAACCAAAATTCCCCTCGTTAGGAGATAGCGGAGACCCTGCATCATCTAGGTCGTAAACATTGTCGGAAGAGAGGTCTGTGGTCCTAATCCCATTAGCACCAAATACCTCTTGCCCATCCACTACCAATCTAATTTGCCAATTATTCTTGTCTTCAATGTTTAGTAGCGCAGATGTACTGATACCGCTTCCAGTGTAGCCAAACACCTTCACCCAAGTTGCATTTGTAATAGTTGTATTTCTAGCAACTCCTCCTTCTGTAACGCTCATATCAGCATAACGTAGTTTCGAGTTAACCGATGGAATAGATCCAGGTGACGGTATAATTGTGACACGCGGATTGAATGTGTTTCTCTGAGTAGTCAAGCCAACTCCTTTTCAATCGTGACTTCATACTCAACGTTTGCAGTACTACCTTTGATTTGAATCTGTTTGATACCACCTCGGAGCGTCTTTTCTAGTGAATCACCTACGCACAATTTAAAGAATGTGACTCCAGCATCAAACGAGTAAAGTAGGCATTTAGAGGCAGGCACCGAATCAGAAGGCAAATAGATAGAAACCTCAATCAAGTCAGTACTCGGAGAAGCAGGCAACGAAATGGGAGTCGTGCCAACCGTACCAGAATGCATACTCAATGAGCCTTGCTGATCAATCTGCTCAAAATTCGGTGCCTGATTAGTCATTCAATTATGCCTTTTCAAATGCGCCCACATATCCGTTGAGGTCACTAGCTGCACCTTGTAATTGAGTACCACGCAAACGGAGTTGCTGAGTACCTGTAGCTCCGGCAGTAACAACAAGATTTTCAAGTAGCTGCGAAACAGTAAATGCGCCAGGTCCAGTTATAAAAGATGCTTTTCTGGTTATGGTAGCATCATCAACCTGCATCAATTCCCAAAATGTAGTGAACGTATTTGATGCCATAAACTCAATGCGCTCATAAACCTTTGAAGCGACAAGCGCTAGATTCACTACAGTTGTTGCTGTATTTACAACCGCAACTACAGTTGCTTGCGCAGACTTAGGGGTGCCATCAGACCCACTCGATACAATGACCTCTCCATCAGCATTGAGCTTGATGTAAGCCAAGTTTCCGGATGCGTCCTTAGCAACAAGGCTAGGCACAGAATCAACGCCGGAAGCCGCTGCACCCTCATCTCTGAGTGCAATGTACTGAAGGTTACCTGCCAAGTCAGAAGCAACAAGACCAGGTTGAGCATCAAGTCCAGCGCTAGCAGCGCCAACTTGTCTCGAATCAAGACTGATAAATGCTCCGCCTACACTCTTATGGGAAATAACTGGTACGCTATTTCCGCCGTATGTATCTCCTGCTTGTCGCGCTGGTAGCTTAACGCCTGCGCCTGTGCTGTCGTTCTCTAAAATTGTAAAGACTTCTCTCTCATTCGCCATTTCAGATCCTCCTTGAATTAAATAGCTATCAACCTTGCTTGTATATAACTCTCAACATCGCTTGCGGGTCTATCTGATCCTACATCAAGTGTAATCTCAATAATATCCCCTGCTGTAGCGTCATCAGCTGGCAAAAAAGTATAATCGTCGTTTGGATTTCCAGGGTGACACCGACCGCTAGCATTTTGACTTGCGTTAACCGTGTACTTCCAGAAAAGGGAGATTGAACAAGTCACCCTTACACCCAAGATATTTAATCGATACCCGACTGGTACTGTGTAGCTAATTAATGTTTGAAGTGTTCCAGGAGTTGTGACGCCTGTTGCTGAAACAATGAGCCGTGAGCCTTGAAGCTCTAGAGATGCCTTACCTCGAAAGGTTTGATTTGCATTACTCATGGCGACTTGACCCAGACCCTAATCTTAATGACTGCGGTTTTGCCTGTCTCTGTAATGAGCCAAGGTCTTACTCCGCCTCCAAGAGAGAAGTTGTCACCTTCACTTGGGCCAATCTCCCATCCGCCATTGCCCCCCACAATGCGGTCAGCGGTAACTGTAGCCGCTCTACCGCTGTAGACAATGTCTGTTTCACTCAGGTTCACAAAGTCCATTGCTACCGCATTAGCTGGCATCACAGCCGGGAATTGCGCGGCGGTACTAGTGACAAGTTCAACTGAGGTGTAGAAGTCGATCGGAGAAATGATTGTTAGCTCACCGCCGAAAATCTTAGTGAGCACCTTAACAACGGTCCCTAGTTCAGTGTCCCAAGTAAATTTCTCGTATTCGCGCCCCGATATCGTTTGGCTTAGTGCTGGCTCAACCATTTAAAAAAGCCCCCCACTTAGATTAGTAAGCGGGAAATACCAGCAAACCCATTCTTTTGTTTTGAGGTCTTGGCAAATGTTTATAATTGAAACCTTGCCGCCCTCGCGGGCTTGGATCATGAGGATTTTGCGCGTGAGTTTTTCTCGCGTGTCAGCCGAAACGCTAACGGGGACATAAGTGGATGGTGCAACGTCACTCATCTTGTACCCTCAGACAAGAGAAGGGGGTAAAGCCCATCCTTGGACAATACCCCCGACTATAGACTAGAATTAAGCGCCGGAAGCGTTGACCTTAACGGCTAGCTTGCCGCTGTAAAGGTGCTTGGAACCCCACATATGGTCAATGGACCAGCGAACGCCCAAGTTAGCGAGGCTAGATTCTTGAGCAATTTCAGGTGCCCATTGGCGAGCGAATGCCTGACAGTTCTTGTGATAGAACAGGGCTTGGACTTCGGTTGCCTGTGGAGACACAAGAACGTCGAAGCCGAATAGGCGGCCAATCATACCATTGCGAAGTGCTGCAGAACCGCCGCTCTCATCAACCCGTACAAATTCTGAAATAGCAAGGATTTCAGATTCTTGCAGAGGACTGATCAAGCAAGAGCGTTGTTCCATGGGCACCTTTGCGTTGCTCAGGAGCTTGCGTGCGGCCAAGAAGTCTGCTTTTCCGAGTGTATTGGTCGGTGTATTTGCAAATTGAATGATATGGTCTGGTGCGGCTGCAGAAGGTCCGGCTGCCAAAATGGTGTAGAGGTCGAGGTCCATTTTTGCGGCAAGGTCGCGTGCAGCTTGCTCGATATATGCCTGCTCAACTGCAATCTTAGCTTGCACCGAAGCGTGCTTTTCAACCAAGAACTGAACAACTTGGTGCTTGTCCAAGTCGAGGTCATCGGTAGAAAAAGCGTTGATTTGGGCATCAACTGCAGTACCTGCTACTTTGTTAGCTACGGTGAAGTTACCGAAGCGAGGGATTTTCAACTTGTCCATGCCTTTGCCAACTTGGCCAGACATGTCCATGATGCTTCCAGGAATGACCATGGTAGCGGTCAAAACTTGTTGTACTTGTGCGCTTACGATTTCTTCAACCGTAGGGTCTACTTGCGTTTTAGTGGTTAATATATCAGCCATTTAAATCTCCTTATTGTTTACTCATCTCAGTTAAAATTCTAATTCGTTCATCGTAGGGCAATTTTGCGATGTCCGTAGCACTGAGCTTCTTTGCAGTTACAATCCCGCTTGGCGAACTAGGATTGATTGTTGGAGTAGATACGGCCTTGAACAGATACGGCATAGACTTTTTGGCTTCTTCAACGAATTGATCAACACCGAAAACTTCTTCAGTAGCCTCATCAAACTGGATTAAATCTTTATTGCCTAGCTTCATTAGTGCATCTGGGTCCACACAACCCGACTTGCTTGCAACTTGGCCTACAACCGACCCAACCCTTGACTTGATTACCTTTGCTTTAAGTGTCGTCAGTTCTTTTTGAGAAGTCTCATAAAGGGTTTTGAAATTCCCTTTCTCCTCATCCGCTGCCTTCTGTGCTTCCGCTCTCTCGCGTTCAGCTTTCAGTGCTCTAGCCTTCCAAGACTTTGACTCATTTAAAACGCGTGCGTTGATTTGCTCAGGCGTTTCTGTAACGGCATTCGCCGCTTGTGCTTCAGTGTCTTGGGTTTCAATCTCCGCTGCATTCGCAGTCGTTTGAGTCGCGCCATTCGGCTTAACTACGGTCATTCAATAACTCCTATTGTGCATCAAGCCGCGTAATTTACAAGTGGGATACGCAGCGTCACCCTTTCCTGACTCTCTCTTTCAAAACCTGCTTTATATAGTCGAGTATTAAAACCTCTATTGTCCTGGCGATCAATTCATTTTTTGACGCATCTGGAATGATCGGACGCTTAGGTTGAGTGTTGGCCCCTTCGCGGTGTCCCTGTTCTTTATCGCGTGAGAGTTTATCCCTAAAGCCAATAGAAGGTTGATAGCCTTTAGTTGTCTTGATGTTTCTTGATTCAAGGTTTCCAAGGAATTCGCCAGATAGGTATAGGTTCACTGGCCGCTTGTTCTTTCGTTTACCAGGGTACTTTTCAGGTTTCTTGTAGCCAGGGAAGCGCCCATTACCGGCGATGGGAGACAGTCCAACGGCTATCATGCGTTTCATTCCGTCAATAGTGAGCTTCCCAGCCTCTTTAGATTCAGATTGCGTCAATCCCTTGGATAGGTCTGCAAGCTTTGATTTGAGCCTGTCAGTAGTCGCTTTTTTGACACTGAAAACAAATTTAGCCATCGTCTTCCTCCAATGACTCAATCAGTGTCTTGATTTGTTTGCGTATCGCTGGCCTAAAGTCCTCGCCACTAGCAGGGATAAACTTGCGCTCAGGCAGCTTGCTTTGCCCCGTAAAGTTATTGTGGCCGTCTACCTTGCCTTGCTCCTTCTCTGAATCAACAAACAGTTCTAGGGTGCCTCTACGTGTGCGCTTCACAGTGAGCGCGTCTAGCATTGAGCCAGACAGTTCTAGGTCAGGGCTACCTGACCCGCCTTGGGCTTGTTTTTCTTCTTTGTAAACCTTTGAGAGTGACTTGAACGCTCGGCCTGTGACTGGGCTTCTAGTTTCGCCAACGTCGGTCAACACGGCCTCTTTGACTAGGTCTGCTACCTCATCAAGGATTGACGATAGCTTGCGACCCTTTGGCTTTTCAACTTTGGCATACTCGAATGGGTCAAACTCAAACTTGAATTTAGCCAATCAGCCCCCTCACTTGTCTAATTGCACTACATCCATTTCTTCGTCGGTCATTTCTGGACCCATTTCTACCGTCTCGGCTTGCTCATCATTTTGCTCGGGAAGCGCATCCATTGCAGACTTGAGCGCCTTTCCCATCTCTTCGTCGATCTCTTTTAGCATCTCATCAATTTGCTCATCTGACATGTCTGGCTTCAATCGCTTCAGAGCTTCCTTGCGCGTGATCAATCGCATTGCCCTAAGCTCTTTGATTGATCCGATGATTTCGTTTTCTGACTCGATCGGCTTCACGTCACGGTATACGATATTGAGCCCAAAGCTATCAGAGAAACGCCCAAGCGACCTAGCTTCCTGGCTTAATAGGTTCATGTCAAAAAGCCAGTTATGCCATTTAGCTACTACCTGCCAAAGCTCTAGCTCGGCATCGCGCATCGCTGGCTTGTCTGCCTCTACCGCCTCGATTGTGTCGCTCATTTCAATCAGCGCGTGGAAACCTGAAGTGAAGCTTCGGCTTGAAGTGCTAGTGCCGCCAACCGAGTTAGGCGGCATGTCGTTGCTTGATAGTAGGATTGCAAGCAAGTCTAGGAGCAATGCCCTGTACTCACCTAGCGGGCTATTCGCCTGCACATAACTGATTGACGGTGCCTCTTGATCAGGTAGCCTTCTCAACCAAACGGCCTTATTGACGCCAACCTTCAACTGCTTCGGTTCTTCTTGTGAAACAATTGTGAGAATCGAAAAGCCTTGATTCTTGGCTACGGTCAAAACATCGGTCCAACCGAGCATGATAGCCAGCGATAGGTCCACGGCATCCTCGAACTGTGTAGCCCATGGCTCATTGTCGCGGTCTTTAGCAAGGTTCACTACAGGAGAGACGCCGATAGGATTGATGAACTGTTCATCACCTTTTTCAGTATCTAGGATAATGACGTTTCCTTTGCCGTCGGTTGTAAAGTGCTGGCTAGGTGTCCAGAAAATGAACCGCCTGTTGTCTGTCTCTTCATTCTCATTTGAGGCTACCTTATCGTCAGTAGTGCTAAATCCAGGTTGACGCTGGAAACCTTGCTTACCCGTTGCGCTATCCAAGTCCCTGCTAGGTGCGGTCATTCCGCCTTCAGTGAATGCAGAGAAAATCCAAGCGTCAAACTTTGTGCGATCAATCTCATTTGGGACAACGCTGTAGAGATACGGCGGGACGATATCTAGCTTTAGTTTTCCCTCGCATGGTCTGACATAAAGCGCGGTGTTTGCAAGTAACGTATAGTAGCGATTAGCCTTTTGCATCGCCACGTTGAGTTTCAACTCCTGCACGTAATACTCAATCAAAGCCTGATCGGATTCACCGCTTGTTGAAATCCTGAGAGGGGCGACCTTGTAGACTACGCTTCGCTTGTTGACGATCTTTTTTAGAATATTGATCGGGCACAGGCGCATTTCATTGACCGCTTGCTCATCAAACTCGCGCTTCAATTGCTCAACTAGGTATTTCTTGCCGCCATCTTTGTACATGACATGGCGACGGTCGGCTTGTGCGCGTCTAGATACTTCAGCGGAGCCTTGGACTTCAGAAATGATTTGTTTGATGCTTGATTGATCTAGAATTTCCATTCGCCCCACCTGTTAAATTGCTTAACTTCTGTTTGTTGAATTGCTTTATCTAGTCTGTTTACAAAATAGTAGCGCAAACTATCCATTGCGTCATCTGCTACCTTGAGAGGATTTTCATTCACTATCTGTCCGTCCTTTGTAGGGTAGGAATAGTTAAGCATCCCGTCAATCGTCTTGGGGCATCGAAGTTCGTCAATATAGAGCTTGATCAGCCCTGATCCGGTTTTTATGTAGGTGCGCACCAGTGCAACGCCGAAGTTTACCGCTGTTTGACGGTATCGCATTTGGATGCCCTTCTCACGAAACCATTGCACGTTCGACTTGCCTGTCTGTTCGCGTTCTTGATTGCCAGCTATATCACAAAACCAATTTGATATTGGGTACTGCTTGGCCATGATCCGCGCATAGAGTTGGTCAAGGGTCATTCGGCTAGAAATGATTTCATCAAATACTGTGACAGTATCGCGTTGGACATCGTAAGCGATGAACAGACAAGCAAGCTCATGGTTCCACCCCCAATCAATCGTCACAGACACTTCATGCCTGGATGGGTCTATGACAAATCCTTTGACGTAGTTTAGCTCCGAGAAATTGTCATAGACTAGAGCACTGCCTGGGGTGTTCCAATCAATCTCAAACATCTGCCGGAAGGTACGCGGGTCTAGGGTGTCTTTTAGTTCAAGTAATTCATCGCGAGGAAAATAAGGATTGTCAGCGGTAGTCCACTCGAATGTATCAACGCTCTCAGCTTTCTTTTCCTTAAAGTATTTATAAACCCAGTGCCTTCTAGGGTTTTGGTACTGCACTCCAAGTGAGCCAGTTACCCAAATACTACCACGTTGATCGGCTACCCTGGCTCTAGTTTCTAAGAATAGTTGCTCGCTGCATTGGAATACCTCGTCAATCCAAATCCAATTGAGCTTCAAGCCTTCCAAGCGTTGTGGCTTATCTCCTGATATGCCGTAGACCATAGATCCGTTGTGCCATTCAATCTCGTTGTATGTCTGATGGTGCCTAAACTTAAAAGGCTTGGCATAGGCTAGGAATTTCTTCATGGAAAGTCGCCTAAGCATGTCCGTAGTTGGTGCGATGATGGCTCCCGCATATGAGTCAACATCACCCCTATTCCAATTGCGTTGCTGCTCAGTCCAAATGATTGACTCTATTGCGCCGCATTCAGTTTTTCCCGAACGTTTTCCGCAAAATACGCCTCTTATCCTAGACCCTGAGTGATGAAACGCGGCTTGCTTATCGAATGCCTGATAGATCACTTCTGATACAGCCCAGCCGCTCTACTTTCGAGCGCATCAAGTACCTTGCGGGCATACTCAGCCGAAGCCTTGCGCACAAAGTCCTTCCAGTTCCAACGGTCATGCCCTCGCTGGATTGCATACAGTTCAATCTGATTTGCTTTTTCTGTAGCTGCGCGAATGAATACCTCTAGCCGTTCTTTCTCGGTGACTTCTCGGAGTGCCCCCGGGGCTTCCTTCAATGCTTCACTCAAGAATCGTGTTGCTTCTTCTTTGATCATGTATGGGAAAATCATTTCTTCTTTTCCTTGTCGTCGTCTTTTTTGAAGTTACCACTTAGATCAATCACTAGCTTACTGTCTGACTTAGTGACTTCATGCTCAATCTTTTGAGCGTCATGCCAAGCAAATCTGTTCTTCATGACGATGCGCCAGATTGCAGAATCTACTCTAGGTCCTTCTTTAGTATATATGATCCCTTTACGCCCTATCTCCTCCCACCAAGCCATGGCTAGAGCGTGTCCGCGCAGCTTGGCGTCAGAAAAACACTTATTTTCATCAACCCATTTATACAATGTCCCTATGCCGCATTCCATTTTAGCTGCGAATGATTCAAACGACTTCCCGTTTCTCATATGGTCTAATAGCTCGACCGCGTATTTCTTTTTGTAAGGATGTTTACAACTTCCTTTTGGCCGACCTCTCATTCGTTTAGGCTCTGCCAATCAAACTCCCCTTTTTTGTTTCTTTGCTGGCCGTTCGGCCTTATCTATTATTTCAACTATACTTGTTAAATCGTGAATTGATAGACCCCCAAGCAGTGTACGCATGTACTTCATGGCCTTTTCACTCCTGATAGTGAGTGCAGTTGAGCGAATTGCTTCAATATTTTCTTCTTCTTTGTTTTCCGTGTTCAAATGGGCAACCATTCGCATCACAAGCGAAACTAGATCATCATGACTAACTGCCATGTCTGACATTATAGATATGGTATTAGCTAGAATGCAAGAGTGGTCATTTGATGCATTTGCGTAGATCGGCCTCCCTGACCTTGTAGAGTCGCGCAAGGGCGTTCAATTCGCGGGGCATGATTGATGGGTAGCAGTTCCCCGTCTCAAGGGAGAGAAGTCTAGGCTCATCTATACGGGTAGTGCGAGCAACGTACCTGAATGAGAGATTAGCATTCACGCGGAGCAATCTCAGAAGAGACCCAAAGTCGCGGTCACTCCGAAAGTCGTCGGGTATTTTATTTACATCGTATAGATGCGCCACACCCTATTGTGGGGTTATCAGCCGGTACAAGACAAGCCCTGCAAGCATCGCAGAAATGATCAACAGAGATTTAATAGGTCCGGTCAACTCACGCCAGTGAGCGGAAGCCGTTGCTATCGTAGCAGCGATAGACACTAGCCCGATAAGCGCCAAGATGATGACCCCTAAGAGTAGAATACAAGCAGAATACGATATTAGTCCAATTGCGTTAGTCACTGGCAGCACTGATCAAATGCAGACCCGCCTTGTGCGGTATCTCCACCGCCGACAGAGTAGGGTACAGAGTAACTTCTTGAGGGTGACCATTCATAGTCGTGATCGTATTCCCCAATGGCGTGCATTGACTCATGAGATAGTGTACTGGCCCACTCGCAGTCATCGAGGTTTGGCGAGAAATACTTTCGGTTTAGGTTAATGTCCTTCTCACCCTCGTTTCTGTATGCGACGGCGCTAGTTCTTTGACGATAGTACATGTTAACCGGGACCGTGTCCCGCATGCCTTGGATATGCGCTACAACCTGGGAGCGTGACCGACCGTCTGTCTGGATGAGCTTCCTAGTAAGCATGAAGTCAGCGAAGCATGACGACTGGATAACTTGATTGACCTTGATCTCAGCTGCTTTGATTTTAACTCTCTCAGCCTTTGTTGAGTAGTAGTCAACTGGCGCGAATGTCAGGTATCCGCGTCCACTCGGCACAGGACTAGGCGAGGCTTTAGGGCTCGGAGCAATCGTCACTTGCGGTGTTGGCTCGAGAGTATAACGGCGTTTCTTCATCCCGCTTGAAATCAAAACTATGCACGCGATCACTAGGAGTCGTTTCATGGCACCCATCATGCCCCATAAGGGCTACCATTGCCAACCCTCCGGTGGGCGGTATTCCGTCGTCGTCAGGGATTGGGCGGAGTAGGACAGGGTCGCGTTTCATTCTTTCACCAAAACTACACTCTTGATCGGCGCATACTCGCCAGACTTGACTTGCTCAACCCATTTAGAAACTGACTCTGGGAAAGGCCACATCCAAAGGTAGCGAGACGTGCAGAATTGCGATTTGGCCCACTCATGATCAAAATAATTTAGCCTCTTCATTTGCCAGCCGTAAGCGCGGCGCTCCCACTTTGCTCGCCAAGTCCAGACAGACGGCATCAAAAACAGATAACTCCAAACGAACAAGACAGGAGCAGACTGATAATCATAAACATGGATCAATTCATGCTCAAGAGTCGTGCTATCCGGCGTCTCCGTGGGCACATACATAACACGACCGATAGTTGTGTAGTAATTCTCCATGAAAGTCTTGCGCTGCCAGAACATCAGGTAGGATAGAAACTTCATGAACGCAGAATTGCGCTTGAGCTTCACTCGATACTT